GCTGGACACGATGATCGTGGCTATTGCTCTGGGAAAGGTCACTTTGGCGCTGGACGGGCCTGAGATTTTGATGGAGGGTATGGAATGAGCTTGATGCACAGCGGAAAGTCACAAGGAGAGAAAAATGAAAGTCGACGCTAGCGATCTTGTACTTCCGAAACCGTTTACTCCTGTAGTTACAGGCGAGTGGGAGCAGATTCAGCCAGGACTATTTAGAGCGAAGGACCAGGACGGGAAATTTGTACACATGCTGATTGACATGGGATCGGTTGATGTGGGCCGCAACACAGAAGACCTGCCTACGGAAACCGGCTCGATGATGACTCTGGTCGATATGAAAGAGGCGCTTAAAAAGTTCGACTGAATCCGCCGCCCTCCGGGGCAGTGGGGTTCGAGTCCCTGGCAATCCACCAAACAAAGCCGCTCAGGAGCAATCCGGGCGGCTTTTTCGTGCCCCCCAGTAGGGTTAGCCAAATAGCCAACAGCCCGCGACACTGCGGGAATGGCATCAAACACCGCGCCACGCAAGGCGCCCCCCAAGGCCAAGCTGCCCGCTGCCCGTACTAAGGTCGCGGGCGCAGCTGTGCCTACCAAGCGCAATGCTGCGGCAAGGTCGCCAGCTAAGAAGAAGGCAGCGCCGCCTCAATACGACCGGCAAAAGGCCGTCTTCGCCGTACTGGAGGAACTGGCGTCGGGCGCAAGCCTGATCGCAACGTGCAAGCGCGAGGGCTTCCCCTCATTCACAACGTTCATGCGCTGGCTGGCTGAAGAAGGAAAGGCTGGCGAATTACTTAGGGACCAGTACGCGCGCGCGAGAGAGGCGCAGGCCGAGGTTATGGCAGAGGAAATTCTGGCCATTGCCGACGAGGAATGCACCATGGTCAAGGCTGACAAGCACGGCAGCCGCGATGACGATGGCGATGGGAACACCGAAGTGGTGTTCGACTCCACCGCCGTGCAGCGCAACCGCCTGCGCGTGGACTCTCGCAAGTGGCTGCTGTCGAAGATGGCTCCCAAGAAGTACGGCGACAAGATTCAGGCAGAGCACACAGGGTCCAACGGCGGGGCCATTGAAGTGCGCTCAACGGTCCGACTGGTCCGAGTGCAGGAGCCGGCAGAGTGATCGCCGACGCGCTCGACCTTGAAATATCGGTGCCGGAAAAGCTGGCTCCGCTGTACGAGCCGCGCCGATACAAGGTCCTGCACGGCGGGCGAGGCGGCGGCAAATCGCACACCGTCGCTCAGGTGCTGCTGGAGATGGGCGCCCGCGAACCCCTGCGCATCCTGTGCGCGCGCGAAATCCAGAAGTCCATGCGCGACTCGGTGCACCGGCTCCTGCGGGATTACATCGTCAGCCTGGGTCTCACGTCGTTCTATGAGGTGCTGGACACGGAAATACGCGGGCTGAATGGGACTTTGTTTCTCTTTGCTGGCCTACAAAGCCACACGGTTGATTCGATCAAGTCATTCGAAGGGGTTGATCGGGTATGGATTGAGGAAGCGCACGCCATCAGCAAAAAGAGCCTGGACACGCTGATCCCCACTGTCCGCAAGGAAGGCTCGGAAATCTGGATGACTCTGAATCCGGAAATGGAGACCGACGAGGTTTACCAGCGCTTCATTGCAACCCCGAGCCCGGATACATGGGTTTGTCAAGTCAATTGGCGTGATAACCCCTGGTTCCCTCGCGTGCTGGAGGACGAGCGGCTAAAAGCCAAGCGCTCCATGCTGGCCGAGGACTACGAGCAAATTTGGGAAGGCAAGGCGCGGCGCGTGGCTGCTGGTGCGATCTACCGCCATGAGATCGAGCACCTGTACGCCGACAACCGGGCGGGACGCGTTCCCTACGACCCGCGCATCCCGGTGCATACCGTATGGGATTTGGGCTGGAACGACTCCATGACCATCGCCATGGTGCAAGTCGGGCCGCAGGATGTGCGCGTCATCGACTACATCGAGGACTCGCACCACACTTACGACTGGTACGTCGCCCAGCTTGAAAAGCGCCCCTACCGCTGGGGCACGGACTACCTGCCGCACGACGGCAAGACAAAAAACGCACAGACCGGAAAAAACGCCGAAATGGTGCTCAAAGAATTGGGTCGCCCGCGCGTCGTCTGTTTGTCGGCGCTGGACGTGGAAGAGGGCATCAAGTCGGCCCGGATGATGTTCCCGCGCTGCTACTTTGATAGTGAGAAGACGGCTCGACTGCTGGAGTGCCTGAAGCGTTACCAGCGGTCCATTCACTCCACCACTGGCGAAGCCATGGGGCCGCTGCACGACGAATACAGCCACGGCGCCGACTGCTTCCGCTACGTCGCCCAGTCCGCCGAACACATGCTGCGCTCGCAGCAACAAAAACCATTGGAGCGACATGGCACCGCCTGGCGCCCGCTCGATTCTGAGATTGGATGGTGACCATGCAAGCCACAAACAACCACATGAGCGCACCACCACAGCCCGGCGAAGACACCAAAGACATGCGCGCTATGTTCGTGCAAACCCTGCTGTCTAAGCGAGCCGAGGCGATTTCCGGCCGCGCCAGTTCCGGTATCGAGGAAGAGTGGACAGAGGACGAAGAGCACTACCAGGGCATTGACGATGCCAACCGGGCGTACCAGAACGCAAACCAGCTCTACCGCAGCCGCAAATCCGCAATGATTGGCGGATCGCCCGTCAGCAGCGGGCCGACGCGCTCCGTGGTGTTCCTGAACATCACCAGGCCATACACCGACGCCGCGAGCGCGCGTGTAGCGGACATGCTTTTGCCGACCGATGATCGGGCCTGGGAGATCAAGCCAACGCCGCTGCCCCGTCTGAGCACATCACAACTCACGATGCTGGCGCAATCCATGGGGTTGACCGACCCGGCAGAGGCTCAGGCGCAGATTGAGGCCAATCAGGCGCAGGCCAAGCAAGCCGCCGCCAACATGCAGAAGGCGATTGAAGACCCGTTAGTTGAAAGCAACTGGCACGGCGAGGTGCGCCAGGTCATTGAAGATGCTGCGCGCATTGGCTCTGGTGTGCTCAAAGGGCCATTCCCGATCCAGCGCACGCATCGGCTGGTGCAGAAAGACCCCATCACGCAGATGAAGACAGTGGTCCGCGTTGACAGCATCCAGCCCGGCTCCAAGCGCGTTGACTCGTGGAATTTCTTTCCTGACGCGTCTTGCGGTGAGAACCTGCACAACGGCAGCTACACATGGGAGCGGGAATACATCGGCAAGCGCCAGATCAAAGCCATGCTGGCTGACGAGAGCTATGACCGCACAGAGCTATTGGCCGCACTGCGCGAAGGCCCGGCACGCACCCGCCAGGGCACGGAGGCTGTCTATCGCGCCAGTGATGACGAGTACGAAATGTGGATCTTCTACGGCCACTGCGCCGGGGAGCATCTGCGCACCGTGGGCGTGGAACTTGATGACGGCGACGAGGACCGCGTGCCCACCATGGCGGTGCTAATCAATGACCGGCTGGTGAAAGCGACGCATAGCCCATTGGAGAACGGCGAGTTCCCCTACGACATTCTGGCTTGGCAGCGCCGACCCGGGATGCCGTGGGGCATGGGCATCAGCCGCCAGATTCGCACCGCTCAGAGGATGCTCAACGGCGCCACGCGTGCCATGATGGACAACTCCGGCCTATCGGCGGCTCCGCAGATTGTGATTGGCAACGGCGTGACGCCAGACGATGGCCACTGGGGCCTGCGCCCAGGCAAGGTGTGGCGGGCCAATGCTGACGCCGATGCGCCGGATGTGCGGGCGGCCTTCTCCGCGTTTGTGGTGCCCAGCGTGCAGGCTGAGCTGATGAACATCATCAACTTCTGCCTCAAGATGGCCGAGGACACAACCGGGATGCCGGCCATGCTGCAAGGCATCAAGGGCGATGCCCCCGACACCCTGGGCGGGATGCAGATGCAGAACAACAACTCCACCAGCGTTCTGCGGCGTCTTGCCAAGCGGTTCGATGACTATGTGACGCGTCCCCATATCCAGCGCTACTTCGACTGGAAGATGAGCTACAGCGACGACGAGAGCATCAAGGGGGACTTCGAGATTGAGGTTCGCGCATCGTCTGCCCTGGTGGAGCGGGATGCACAGCAGCAATTCCTGCTGCAGATGGTGGGCCTGGCCCGCGATCCAGTGTATGAGATTGACCCGGCCAAGCTCTTTGCCGAACTGTGCAAGGGCCAGCGACTTGACCCGAAGAACTTCCAGTTTGACGAACAACAGAAGGCGCAGCGCCAGCAGCCGCAGCCCGACCCCGTGGCAGAGGCGAAGACGAAGCTGATGGAAGCCCAGGCGCGCAAGTGGGATGCAGACGCCACGAACACCGGCATGGAAACGCTTTACAGCGGTGTGCAGACCGGGCAGGCGATTTCCATCAATCCGATGGTGGCCCCGCTGGCCGACGAATTGGCGCGCTCCGTTGGGTTCAAGGATCAGGACTTGGCGCCCATCGTGCCGCAGGCGCCAGCCGGTTTGCAGCCCGTGCCACCGAACACCAACACCAACCCGCTTACGCCAGCCAACCCAGTCAGCCCGGAAATTGGCGTGCGTGAAGGCATCGAAACGCAGGCTGCGGACTAGCGCCCCCCTGTAGGGTTTTTCTCAGCAGGGCAAGCCCGGGACACTCAGACGCATGAATGGACTGGACCTCACATCGCCCACGTGGCGCGCCATTGAGCAGACCGCTCAAGCGCGCATTGCCACGCTGCGCGAGAAGAACGACAGCCCGTCTATGGACGCACTGCGAACCGCTGAACTCAGAGGGCGTATTGCGGCTTGGAAAGACCTGCTGGCGCTGGCCAACCCAGCCCCGGCGCAAACCGTTGACGCTGGCGGCTACTAGCCCTGGCCTCGGCATGAGCTTTAGGAGTGCATGACGCATGGACGAACAGCAGCAGGAGTTGGCCGCTTTCCAAAGCAGCATCAACGACACCGAGGCAACCGACCCAAACACCACTGCCGCAAGCGATGCGGTGGCCGTGACAGGGCAAGAGCCAGCCGGTGCCACCGATGCAGCGCCCGAGGTCGCAGCGCAGCCCGAGGCATCCGAGCCTTCCCAGAGTGAGCCCGCAACGGCTCCAAGCGCGGAAGACGATGACCCGGTGTTGCTCGACGGCCTCAAACGGAGTGAGCTACGCCGCCTGCTGGGAAACGCTGCAGACGTGGAAACACTGAAACGCCAGATAGACAAGGCGCATGGGCACATCGGCGAGCTGAACCGCAGGTTTCAGCAAGCCGCCCAGGCACCGGCAGCCAAGGCGCAAGCCCAAGAGCTGCCCGAGGACATCAAGCGGTTTGAAGAAGATTTCCCGGAAGTTGCTCAGTACGTCCGCGCGTTGGGTATCACACCGCCACAACCACAGGCCGCCCCGCCTGCTGACGTGCAGCAACCCGCCTACGCGGATGCACAACCAGCGCAGGCCGGGATTGACCCGCTGGAGATCGAGTTGGTTGTGATGGACCGCATGCACAAAGGATGGCGCGAAAAGATTTCCACGCAGGATTTCAATTTGTGGATCGGGGCGCAGGAACCCCAGGTACGCCAGGCATTCGATACGGCGCAGACCGCCGACGAGCTGGCCTCCGTACTTGGGCGATACGACCAGTGGGCCAATGCACGCATTGCAGCAGCCGACCGGTCTGCCAAAGGGCAGCAGCGATTGCAACGCGCGCTGACGCCCAGCGGGAATGCACCTTTGCCACAAAGCGCGCCGACGGAATTGGACGCATTCAGGGCCGCGCTGAGAGCGTAGGCCGGGAGAAAAGATCATGACAGCATATACCAGCAACAACCCGGCAGCTCGCATTGGCAAGCTCAAGGGCGACATTCTCAAGCACGCCATGCCTGCCGAGGTTTTGGGTATCACGGGCCAGCAACGCATGATGCCCAAGAACCAGAGCAAGACCATTTCCCATCGTATGTACCTGCCCTATGGCGCAGCGAATACGAACTGGAACACGCGCAACCGCCCATCGGTGGACGCCGTTGCGCATGAACTGCAGGAAGGTGTGACCCCCACCGCCGACAGCCTGACGCCGCACGACATTACCGTGACGCTCAAGCAGTACGGCTGCCTGTACGAACTGACCGACCAGACTGCTGACACCTACGAGGACGATGTTCCCGAGGAAATGAAAAAGCAGTGCGGTGAGCGCATCGCCCTGGTGCGTGAAATGATCCGCTATGGCGTGCTCAAGGCATGCACCAACGCCTTCTACAGCGGCGGTTCGACCCGTGACGCCGTGAACGCGAAGATCACCTTGAACATGCTGCGCAAGATCAGCCGCAACCTGCAGGCGAACCACGCCAAGCGCGTGACCGGCATTCTGGAGCCCGGCGAGAAGATTTCCACGCAACCCGTGGAAGCCTCCTACCTGGTGTTCGCGCATACGGATGCTGAGTCCGATATTCGTGACCTGGCAGGCTTCAAGCACGTTGCAGAGTACGGCACGCGCAAGGTGGTCAGCCCCTATGAAATCGGCTCTTGCGAGAACTACCGCTTCATCCTGTCGCCGGAGCTGGCACCCTACGCCAACGCTGGCGCTGATGTTGGCGTGACAGGTCTGTTCTCGACTGGTAGCGTCAAAGTGGACGTTTACCCGTTCATCGTGGTGGGCGAGGACGCATGGGGCCAAGTGGCACTGCGCGGGCTGGATGCCATTGATCCGACCTACATCCAGCCGGGCGTGAAGGACAAGAGCGATCCCCTGGGCCAGCGCGGCTACGTGGGCGCCAAGTTCTACATGAGCTGCGTGCTGCTCAATGAAGGCTGGATGGCCGTGGCAGAAGCTGGTGTTTCCAGCCTCGCCTGATGAATAGGGAGGGCTTCGGCTCTCCCTCGTTTCAAGGAGACTTACATGCCCACCTCGATCTCGCAGCGCATCGGCGCCGCCCCTCTGAGTTCCGCCGAAGCGCGTGAACTACTGGCGATTCTCAAGTCCATGCTGGCTGACATGCAGACCATTGCCACGCAGTTCAACCAGCTGCGCACGGACTACAACGCCAACGCCACGATTGCCACGGACACCACGGCCACGGCAATCACCCTGACCACCACCGCATAACCAAGGAATCATCATGGCCGACAACACCGCGGGTCAAACCCGCACCAGCTCCGACAAACAAGACTCGCCCGCCATCGCGCAGGGAAGTGTTGTGTACGACGCCACCGCCATCACGGCAGCGGATTCGACCCGCATTGTGACCGGCTTCAAGCCGCGCTACGTTCGCTGGGTCAATCTGACCGACCGCGTGGAGGTGGAGTGGTTCGAGGGCATGACCGCCAACACCTGCATGAAAACTGCAGCCGCTGGCACTCGCACCCTGGAGACCACCAACGGCGGCATCACCGTCGATGAAAAGGGCTTCCGCGTGCTGCAAAACGCCACGCTGGCCGCGATTCTGGCCTCGAAGACCTGCTTCTACGAAGCCCGAGGCTAACCCCGTCGCCCCGGCTTCGGCTGGGGCGTCTTTCTTTCTGGAGAAACCCACATGGCACGCAGACCCGCTATTGA